CTTTTATTTTCTTACTGTGAAGTTTCCAACCTTGAACATAAACCGCTTTAAGGAACATTGGCAGCTGTGCAATAAACTGAAGCGATTCTTGCGTTGGGATAATATCGCGCAAAGCATGAAGAATTGCGCTCAAAATGCGCCCCGCTTTATCCGTATTATCCCCCAGGTTCATTTTCTTGGTATATTCATTCATGAACCTGTTTCCCTCTGTAGCATATTTATTAAAATTGAGTGCCATGTTTTTTATTTTGTGATTGTTATCAATGTATCCTCTGGTAGTATATCCTACAAATTCTAGCATTTGGTTTTTATACCAGGTCAGAATATAATACTCAGCGTGTTTGCGCTTGTACTGAGTTACAGGAAACATCAGATTTGGTTTGTTTTTAGCATCTGAGCATTTTACCTGGATGCCATAGTCAAAATCAGTTCCATCATCACCAATTCCTATCGTATCAATATTCATTTTTAAACCGCTGTATTTAGCAAATCCTACCTCTCCTAACATACCTAAATAAGATCTATAGAGCGGATGTTTGTCATCAAAAAAGTTTTGGCTGTTTTTAGTATCAGTACATCCTACGCTATAGGATTTTATTATTGCCACCCATTTAGCTAAAATATGATCTCGCTCTGTTAGATTTATTATCATTAAAAAGGTACAGTATCTCTAACTACTGTGAATCTCTGTTTTTTCTCATCTATGGTTTTATAAACTCCGCCAGACTTAAAATCTGGAGCCACTGTAAAGCTACCTTGTTGGCCATTCTCTTTACGTTTCACTTTTTGTACATGAATTTGTACAGCATCTGATTTAAATACTGTCATTTCGCCTAAGCTCCTAAATACTGTGATACAGTTGAACGCTTTGTTAAAAAAGTCACTAGATCCAGATATATCGTATGGAGTTGGCACTTTGTAGTTACCATTGTCATTAGATTCCATTTTTCTAGGATGCGCCACCAGGAATAAATGAGTTTTAGTCTGCTGGCAAAACTGAGTTATTTTTGATAGCATTAAACCTACATAGGAATGGTCACGCTGTGCTGAGTGATCCAGCATATTCCAGGGATCAATTACTAACAGATTAACGCCTTTTTGAAATACCAGATCTCTAAAAGCATCTAAAATGCCATCTAAAGTCAGATTTTTTAAGTCAATTTTTATAAAAAAGAAATGCTCCTCAATAAAGTTTTTAGTTTTATTCAGATCCTCATTTGTGCAATTACGCTCATTTAGCTTATTTGCTAGGCGTTTTATGTGGCCCTCGTATGGAAATGACTCTGGAGCAAAAAAAGCAGTTCTATGGCCAAATTTTACAGCCATATTACAAGCTATCTGATCGACTACATCTGATTTACCAGAGTTTGGGATGCCTGTTACTACAGTCCAGCTCCCCTCAAAATCAACTTTATAATAATCATCACTATCACCCAACCCAATACTGTAGTTCTTAATACCATAGTCATTATAATTTAAAACGTCTTTCCAAATATCATCAATATTTACGACTCCCTCTAAAGGAAAGTGTTTAGCGGTCTTTAAAACTGTTCTGAGTACCTCAGCACCTTTTTCTACTAAAACCTCATTAGCATCCTTAAAATCGCCAAATTCGATGTATTTGCATCTGTACTGTCCAAACCTCCTGGCTAATTCGTTTCTAAGGGCAAGGCCAGGCTGATCATTATCAGTACAGAGAATGATTTCCTGTTTATCTTTAAAATGTTCCCAGCAGTTGTCTAAATATTCTAGCCTCTGGTTTCCTTTAGATGCTCCATTAGGTACAGAGCATACAGAATAGATACCAGCCTCATGCAGTGACAGTGCATCCATCTCACCCTCTACTATGTAGATTTTATCCATAGTGCTGATATTGTCTAATCCATAAAAGATTAACTCAGCTCCAGAAACCATTTTAAAATTCTTTTCGCCATCTCTGTACTTACAGTTGATGAGTTGGCCCTCTCTGTAATAATTAAAATTTATGGCTTTTCGTTTTTTCTGCACCTGGGGAAAGTATTCTATTGACTCCCCTACATTCCAATGCCTTAGCGTAGCCTCTGAAATACCTCTTTTGTTAAACCAGGAAAGGGTACGATCAGATAAATCTGTTTTTGCCTCTGGTGGTTTTACAAATTCTTTTTTCTCTTTGAATTGTACATTTCCACTCCAGCCACAGTTATGACAGTTATAAAACCCTTTTTGAGTATTTATAGAAAGGCATGGATCTTTTTTGTTTTTTCTTGTTTGTGAGCATTGCGGACAAAGTACCTTTTGCTCTATGGCGTTTCCTTTCGGAATAATGCCAATGTTTAAAAATTCATTTATCATTGTTTGGTTTGTTTGCTAGTAGGTTTAATTCATCCCCTCCGAATTGTAATTTAAATTGATCAATTCTGCGGAGGCCAGATTTAGTATTTGTTTTTCTTAGGGAAAGTAATCCAAAATTCACACCTTTCCAAAAAGTATCCTGTTTGGCTTTTTTGATTAGATAATAAAGCTGCCTGGGATTTACTTTGTCTTTTGTATCAGCTAAGCGAATTACATTGAGCCAATCTACTTTTGATTTTGTATCTCTGGGATGAAATTCCTCTGGAAATAATTTTAGGATATGCTCGTAGGCGCTTATATAAAAATCATTAAAATCTGACACTTTTTTAAAAGTGACACTATTATTATTATTTATATTATTATTATTATGTATATTATTATAGGGTTTAAACTTTTCTTTAACCCCCCCTTTAACTTTTCTTTGTACCCCCTTAAACTTTTCTTTAACCCCTATTAGGTAAATTTCACGCTTTCCATCATGGTTTGTTTGTGTTCTAATTAGCGCCTCATCAATCAGCTGTGATACCCATTTTGATACAGACACCTCACTAACATTGTAGAGATCTGCAAAGTATTTATTTGTGGCCCAGCATACGCCTTTTTTATTAGATAGCGCTGTGATTTCACCATAAAGGAGCTTAGAATTAGCGGTTAGTTTCTCATTATACCTAACCTCCGCTGGTATTATCGCATAGTAGTTTGGTTTCATTTGTTTAAGCCTTTTCCAGTATATTTTTTATCTGGTCACAAAATGTACGAATATCGCCAAAGATTCTTTGGAACTCCGCCAAAGTAATTTTGTTGTCATCAAATAACTCCCATAAAACCTCGATGAGTAGATCATACTCAGCTCTGGTCATTGTACCCACATATTCATAGCGCACCGATACATCATCAACTGTAGTGGTAGTACGCCACATACGCTGATCTATTTCGTTCCAGTAAACATTTCTATAGTCGCTCATGACTCATGTATTTATCTATTATGTCTTTTGCTTTTTCAAAGGAGTTACACCACTGGGCATCCCAGGAGGCGTTTTTAAGCCTTTCTAAGCAATTCAATTGGTTTTCTGTAGGTTTATTATACCCTACCTTTAATTCTAGCGCTAAACCGCTGTATTTGCCTCTAGGAGCAAATAGCATTAAATCTGGCACTCCAGCAACTCCGCCTAAGTATTTAAACTTGTAGCGTTCAAATGGCGAGCGTTTGCCCTCATTTGGTACATGGATCGCAAAGGTGCCTGGATATTGCATTTTAATATAATTAATAACGCTGTTTTGTAGCCTGTCCTCTTTTGTTAAATATTTCTCGAATGGATTTGTTCTGGCCATGTCTAAATCTACCTGGATGAATATATCTCGGAGCCACAAATAAATTCTTTTTGTACCTTTCCGAGTTTTTTATTTCTAGTTTCTTTCTCAAAGTTAGATATTTAGCATTAAAATCCTTGTCAACTTTACAAATATCTTTACAAGTTCTAATTGCAAACAAGGCTGTGGCGTGATCTCTGCCCATAGATGCGCCTAATCTATAAAGGCCATGAGTAGTAAATTCTCTGGCTAATCTAAAATATAAACGTCTAGCATCTACTAAATGTCTGCGCCTAGATTTTACGTTAATCCTAAATCCAAAATAGTCCTCGACTACCATTTGTATTGTGTACAGTTCTAATCTCATAGCTATAATATTAGTGCGCCATCCTCAGCATAGCCAGCAGCAGTATATCCTTTTTCTATACCACTTGTCAGATAAAATTTCCAGTCATTTAGTGCCATATTATACGCCTGTCGCCCTAGCTTAATCATATCCTCATCCATAGCATACACCTCTACGCTATATGGATAATTAGTTTCAACTGTAATAAATCTAAAGTTCTCTGCTGGAAAGCCTAGCATATCAGAATAAAATACCCCCTGGAGGTGATAGGCATATTTATATAGATCCCTCCTAAAGGCTAGTGGCGAATTATCCTGGCAAGTTTTAACATCACCGATCCAATTATCGCCAAATACATCTGGTCGCACTCTTATAGCTATGTCATTGACAGTTCCATAATGTGACAGCTCCACAGTTCCAGTGCAGTATTTTTGCGCCAGATCATGCTGCTTAAAGTTGTACATGATCCCAGATATAATGTCCATATCAGTATCCCTTAACTGTTTGCGATCCCCAGCCAGCTTTTCGTGCTTTGCTTTTATCTGCTTTCCCTCCTTTGTGCGCCCATCGTATTTAGGCATTAAATAGTAATCCTGGTCAAACTGTTTTTGACCCTCTAGCATTATTGTATGAACAGCAGTGCCTAGAGCCATTGCTGGGCTTTCTGTAAACTTTGCTGTCAAATAATGCTTTACTGATTTTTTATAAATCGTTTTGAGTCCACTCGCTGAAATCGATTTATGCGAATGATACTCCTCATTAGTATCCTGTTTAGTGTTTAATGTTATTTTCATCTAGTTTGTTTTTTAAATATGCAACTTGATCCCTCAGCATTGTTACCTCATTTCTACTGTTTGCTAAATATTCTAATAACGCTATAATGCGCTCCTCCATAAACTTTTTATCATCCTCTGGAGTATTATCGTAAATGTCTGCTGGTGTTGGTTGCTGTTTCATAGTTAGTAAATAAAAAGGGCAGCCTTTTACAGCCGCCCTAGTTAATTAAAATGGTAAATCATCATCCTGTGCTACAGGATTGACTTGCTTTTTTGTTTGTGTTTCGCCGTTTGGCTCCCATTGATTTAACTCAAT